CAACAATCCAAACCCATCCCCACTTTATCTGTATACAGATTATTTATAATCAACTATCGTTTGCTAATCGTTGAAAGTAATCCATATCGTCGTCACTAGAAGCACTTGGTGCTACTTCTGCTGTTGCAGAAGGACTTTCGTCTGCTGTGTTCCAAGGTAAATCTGGTGCACTCGCAGAATCTAAATCAGCATCTTGTGCTACAGATTCAGCAGTTGCTCCAGAAACAGCAGTTCCTAGTACTCTATCCAACTTCTCTTTGAGTTCGTCATAAGACTTGAACTCTGCAGGAGCAATCACACTGTTAAGTGAATATTGTTTGCTATAGAGTTCCTCTAAAGAAGTATCGTCGCCATCAAACAGAGGAGTCACTGGATCGAACTCTGATTTATCATAGTTCCAGAATCCATCAACTTTTCTTAGTTTGATTTTGAAGTTTGCACCTTCCCAAAAGTCGAAAGGATTTAAAGGTGTTTCATCTTCAAATGCTGGGCACATTGCCTCTTTTAGCATTTCAAAGATCTTCTTACCATATCTGTATAAGAATACCTTTCCTTCGTTTTCAGGATGCTTAGGATCAGACACAACTAAAATGTTAGAAACATAGTGTAGTCTTCTCTTTTGTTTCCTTGCTTGATCTTTGTTTGCCTCGATTCCAGAGTTCCATAGTTGAGTATTGTACTCAGAAACTGGATCGTTTTTCCCAAGAGTCGTCAAGGACTTCTCAATGAACCAACCACCTGGACCTTGGAATCCATGATCCCAGTAAGTAACCCATGGTTGCTCTTCGCCTGCTGGGGATGGTAGGAATCTAACTACAGCAAACCCATTGCCAGACTTATCCATTTCTGGTTTCCAGAATCGTTCGTCTACATAGGATTTAGTTTTAGATCCACCACTATCGGCATCAGCCATGGCAGTTTTTAGTTTATCGAGTGAACCTCGATTGCGTTTTAAGTCAGCGAATGACATATCGTATCTCCTTTATATTGCATTGTATTGCGTTGTATTAATGATCAGGATACATTGGTATTCGGTCAACATAACCAGAGCCAAGTACCCATTCTTCATCTTCAGGTATATTATAGGTTATTTCATGGGTGTCAGTAAGTGACTTTTGGAAATTAAATTTAACTTTTTCAAAGTGCTTTACCATCGCCATTAACTGATCATATTGCGCAGTTAATACACGAAAGGTATCTTCCTGTTCCCAATCATAATTGTCAGTTCCTTGATAGACATTCTCATAGGTGTTATTCCATAGAGAATCAAATCCTATTAGGTTGACTTCCTTTGCTCCATCTAACAATGCCAATCCTATGGCAGTGGTTCCACATACCATATCTCGTAGGATCGGATCGTCAAACTTCACGATCGAGTTGGGTTCTTCAAAACATAATATTTCCATAGTCCCTTGGAGTGAAGATCCCTGACTAAAGAAATGAGTTGAAGACTCGTTAAGATTATGTGTAGTTATATCACTGTGATGTGAGTCAAACCTTAACATCATCTTAAATTGTTCAAGAGCATCTATAGGAGTAGCATCCCAATCAGCGAATGCAACTTTATGCTCTTTGTAGTATCCAGAATTGATAATCTCGATTTGCATCGGGATATCGACTGCTACTAATGTGTCTGGTGAGAAATCTCTATAGAGTGCATTACACCCATAAGTGTTCTCAAGTTTGGTAAGGTCAAATTGTGTCCTGCTAGGACCATTGCCTAAAATATGTGCTATCATAAAAAACTGTTTTTGTTACTGTTGTTGCCCCATGGCAAGGATATACTCTAACCATTCTCTCATAGACCAATCTATATTTGCTGTAATCATGTTATACTGTTTAGGATGTTTCATGATTCCGAAGGCAAAGTGCCTGTTGATTAAATAAGGAGTGTATGGTTCTACTTGGTAGAATGCTTGAGTATTAGTTTCTGTATTTGCATGTTCATTGTCAGTTAGTTGTCTTTTGCTAAACAGACTGAGACGACCAACTGCTGCAGAAGAGTGTACCAATGTTACATCTTCATCAAATATTGCAAGAACTACTTTTTGATCTCTGTAAGGCATAGAATGCAACTTTCTGCCTTCCATTTTCTTAGCATCAAAGACTATGTCCCCATGATCTTTTTTGTTAATGCCAAAGTTAGTTTTCATCCACCTCACATATGAATCTAAATTGCCATCAGCAATTCTGTCAAATGTTCGCTTCTGCATTGTCAATGCAAAATCAAAGATAATAAGGTTTTGTCGTAAGTCGTTGTATTTGTTCATGTAAATATTTCTAATGCTATCGTTTTTAGTTTCTTATGATCACCTGATACAAATGCAGACAGTTTCTTTAACCTACCACTGTGTTCTTTCCACACAATGGTTTCTGCTATTTGCTTATCCCATACTTCAATGAACTTTGTTAACTCATTGAATAAGATGATCGATTCTGGCGATATTTTGTTTGCCAGATATTGTTTGAGTAGTACAGGATGTTGTCCATCCTTTACTTGTAACAACTCGTCTAATGTATATTTAGTTGCTAGAGAACTTAGTTCTTTTTGAAAATTGTATGTCAAACTCTGTTTTCTTTTTTTGTAGTTGCTGTATTGGGTTTCTGATTCATTACCAAGTAAATCCCCCACCCACTTGTCGGAAGTTGATAAGTTTGCGATAAGGAAATCACGCAACTCATGTCCGTGTTTTCTAGCAAGTTTCGCAAAGTGATACTTATCCTTTCTTTTAAGGAACGACTTGAGATCTGCTTTGACTTGTCCATTGTACTTAACATAATCGTATGAATCTGAGGTGAAATGTAATTTAATGCCTAAGTAAAGGCAGTATGCATCAAACCCTTCTCTGCTAGTCATACTTTACAGTTGTCCTCCACATTGTTCTTTCACCAGCAAACTGATGGTATGCACCTCGATGCATGCATGCAGTGTTGTTAAAGATCAAACAATCACCTTCTTCCCAATCTACTTGACATAGCAAATCTTCATCATTCGTTAATAGCATAAAGATTTCATTTGCCAAGATGGCATTACTTTTGTGAGGCAATACAGATACAGGAGAGATATACAATGTCTCTCTGTCAAGTATGTGATTGTGTCTCAACAGGGGATGAGATACTTCATCGGAATAGAAGAAGTCTATATCTTTTCCAACAAATTGATGATGATACTTATCATATGCGTTGACAAAGTCAATAAGCATAGTGGAACCACCACCAAGTCTCGGATTAATAATATTATATTCTTCGATATCCTTATCTCTGTCTGTCTGAGTTGGTTTATAATTCTTTGCATACAAAATTCCAATATCTGGTAGATCAATCCTATGAGGAAAGTCTACATGCCAGTTCTTAAACCCACCGATTAATGCTCTCTTTGCTTTGTATTCATCACTCATGTCACCCAAACCAGACAATCCTATTTCAATCTCTTCTTCTTGGTCTAACCCAGCATAATCAAATATTGAGAATCCTGGCAGGTTGGTGTTTGCTAACACATTGCGTGATGTGGAACTTTGCTCTCTAAACTCAGACATTCTTGTAGAATTAGCAATACGACTTACTTCATGGACATGGTATTGATCATTGTAACAGTCTAAATCTATTTCACCAATAGATAAAGAAAAGTCATAGAACTCTTGTTCTGACAGATCTCCCAAATGTACCACGACAGCGAACTCAGTTTTCAAGTCCTGTCGTATCGAGTCTATGGAAGTTTTTTTGAGTTTCCTCATATAGGAAGTTTTCCTCTAGATTTTGCACCTTTTATCAGATTAAGATCTGATGCTTCTGCTTTAAGTCTATCCAGCAATGCATTGCTGAGCAGTCTTTTTGCTGATTCGGGTTCTAGAGAATAATTTTCACACACCCCTAAGATAGCATCGATGACTTCTGCACCTTTACTAATCTTTGATTCAACTTGTTCAGAGAATTGTTTTTTTGAAAGTATCATAATTATCCATTATATAAGTAATGATGCTGTAAACATCAGCAACAATACGATTCCTAAGAAAGCAAATGCTAATGTTATTGCTACCATTAGAACAGCACTAGGAGTCAACTGTATATCGTTCACCTCAGTGCCAACTCCCAATA